TCATAATTCTGTTGGAATATTAATGATAGCACAATCGTTGTCAACAGCTGCACGGATAGCAAGCCGATCCCTGAGAAATGCTTTGTAAGGTTCCTCATAACTCGGATCTAACAATCCCAATACAGCTGACTGGCATTCATTAACCAGTTTGCTCTCTACGTTGGCTGGATACTTTGCAGTGATAAGCGTTGCAAAGATGTTATCAGCCGTCTGAGGATACCCACAGCGCAAAGAATCATACTGGAACATGCTGCCAGTTGCTTTTTCGGCATCTTCTGTAATGGTGATACCTCCATTCTCATCCTTGATAACCTTAACCTCTTTAATGTTATGGTTATATAGAAATGTTCCCTGCCCATTTTTAAGATCAAGGATAACCTCAGGGCTATTATCAGACAGCAGTCCGATACTTAATAAATTTGTTTCCATCGTTTAAACAGTTATTAAATATGAATTTACTATGATCCTCCGAACATCTGATTATCCAGCCATACTCAGACGGAAAGAGGTGTTTTATATCCATTTCATTTGAGATCTTATAGGTTTTCTGGACTTTGCGTAATTTCATATAGAATCTTTTGAGGATCCCCTTTCTCAGGAGTATGCCAAAATGGTTCTGTTTGAATCCAACATAATCAATGCCCCTATCATCAACTGGAAAAATCTGCCAGTTTGATTTAATCTCTAATTTCAGCTCAGTTCCCAGGTATAATCCCATAGCATCCAGAATTTGGCGCAATTTCTCTTTGCTATCACTGAGAACCACTATATCATCCATGTACCTATAGTAATACTTCACCCTGAGGACTTCTTTCATCCAATGATCGAAGTATGACAAATACACATTTGCGAGATACTGACTTGTGAAATTGCCTATTGGCAATCCCTTTTCCATACCGTTACTATCTATTATCTTATCCAACAGCCTTAAAAGTTGCTCATCCGCAATCATACACCTCATGATCTTTTTTAGAGCAGCATGATCCACATTATCATAGAATTTACGAATGTCTATCTTTAGGCAGTACTTAGTACCGTTCCTATCGGTAACAAGAGCCTTGTGCACATCCTCCATACATTTGTGGATACCTCTACCTTTTATACAGGCATAGGTATTACTAATAAATAGACTACTCCAGAATTGCCCCAAAACATTGATAATACAATGGTGCACGATTCTATCAGGAAAGAAAGGCGCAATCATTATTATCCTCTCTTTTGGCTCATATATGATTTTTATCCTATAAGCACCAGGAACATACGTTTCATTTGCCAGCATTTCCCAGAGATCATTTAGGTTTTCACAGATATTGTTATTGAAGTTGTCAATTTCGGATCTCTTACCTTTTCCCTTTTGGGCTTTGTACTGAGACGTTATAAGGTTCTCAGGTGAATAGATCAGGTGATATACATTTTTCAGCTTTTTACTGCTTGAAACCTGCATTTTCTTTGTGTCACCCAAATAGTATCCACAATCTTCAAAATCACTGTAATCAAACATATATGTATTACAATCCATTGTGCCGTTGCTTTTATACAGAGCTTTCAATTACTTACTCACACTGATTAAAAATGCTATTATTTTGCCGACTACCAGCAGTGCAAGTAGCCTCTGTGAGGCAAGGTTTTGGCAGCCTAATTCGTTTAACTGAAACCATTAAACTATAACGGTATAGGCGGAACCCAATGTTCGCATTCGCATTCGAGGAGCGATTATTCGTATTCAGATTACCGAACCCCGCATTCGCACCATTATTCGCATTAGCAGACAAAAGGGAACCCCAGGCTGCCAAAACCTTTTTATTTTTTCAAAATGTCAATATCACACGTTTTGCAGTTGCCCCGTGCCCCGACTAACCGTTAAAAACGGCACAGGCGGAACCCAAAGTACGCATCCGCAAACGAGGAGCGATTATCCGTAGCCAGATTACCGAACCCCGCAAGCGCACCATAAGTCGCATTAGCAGACAAAAGGGAACCATACCATCCAGGTGTAAAACCTGCATCATCCACACTTGTATAGAAGTAGTCACAGGCTCCTACATTTGAATTACCACCCAATGTATCAGGGAAAGAGAAACTCTTTGATGAGTGAGTGAGTTGTAGGATGTAGCCATCAGTACGAGGCAAATTTGATACTGAAACATAACCAGCAGGTACATCGGTTGCACTGTCTGAGTGAGAGGTGAACTTAGTAGGATCCTCACAAACATAAGCTGTAGATGTTGTTGCTCCATGATAAATAAGCACATCATCAGCCAGCATCCATAAATACTCAAATGGATTTTCCAAACCACGGTAAGAGGTTACTTGAACCGTTTTATCTCCACCAGTCCATCCTTTGATTACATAGGATACTTTACCAGTGTTGTTACCCAATGTGGCTGTAACTCCAGACGGAACAAACGGGCGATAACCTCCCCAATTTCCCCATTCAGTCCAATCAACAGCGGGGCCAGATCCTAACCCTCCCTGCTTGTAGCCATCGGCTGTAAGGGTTTCGTTGTATGTATCCTGGCAATGTAAAGAAGCATATTCACATCTCTGTAGCCAGGCAATTTCATTGTAAGCTCTATATACTCCATGATGAGTTCCATTCTTACAAGTCGGACGAACCCCTGCTTTAGATATAGATGTGCGTGGCATACCAAGCATAGAGTGATAAGTAGCATCCCAGCCAGAATCACCAGCTCCAGATCCTCCACGGCAATTAGCAGCATTTGCTGTAAGCACAATGAATCCATTTGTATCACGTGCAATAGCATTACCACTCCAGGTTAAAAAGCAAGCCGAAACTGCCGTACTGGTTGTACTGTCAATTGTTGCAAACCAGGGAGAAATAACTTTTCTCTCCATTTTGACGAAGCCAGGCAGCGGATACTCCGAATAAGCACGAAGCCATTTTGTTCCTTGAACTTCCATCCTAAAATAATATTCAGGTTTCTCCAGCATAACATTACCATCCGTTCCATCCAGGATAGCGGATGCACCACTCTCTTTGTTCCTGGAATCATTTTGGTGTAGGTAGTATTTAACTGTTCCATCTGCATTTTCTACAAAACGTCTGATCTTCTTTTGAATAGGCAGCGTTCTGTGTAGGTCTAAATTTCCAACCCTGGTTAATCTGTAGTCCAGACTGGTAAAATCACCTTGTACTCCGTACCACATATCATACGGATATTGTGGCTTTGTTGAGCCACCTCCTAACAGTAATCCCATAATTATTTTATTTTTTCTCCAGCACCCCAGTAAACATCGTAATCACTCAGAGAAATAGCACCAGGGGCTAATTTCACTATCTCTGCTGGTGTCCAGTCCCCTATAGGTACTGGCAGATCGCTCATGCTTTTGTCGCAAATACACTGGCAACTAACCACCAGATCCACCTCCATTGAGACGGTTTTTTTACGGCAATAAATTGAGAACGGAACGCCTCTCAGATCAAAACCGTTAGTTAGATCTAAGATTTTCCCCTTAGAGAGTATCCGTAGGCTATACATTGAATCATCCATAAAAATTGATATTGTAACTGCAAATATACAAAAAGGTGTGTTTAATGAACACACTTATTCTCAAAAAAATAGTATGTTGGCTACTACTTGCACCCAGAAGTACATTTATTGGCACTCTTTTTTCTCATATCAAACACCTCCTTTCTAAATATTAAGATTAATAATACTCTCCAGCTCATTGATTCTGTCTCTGGCTGCCTGCCTTTCGGTGTGTAAAACCTGAACATCATAAGGCATTTGTTCACCAAGTAAAGAAGCCTCATAGCACTTAGAAACCTTGTAATCGCTATCAGAGAGCTGCTGCTTTAGATTATTTATTTCCTTACTATATTTCTGAGTATCAAAGATTTTTTTGTACTCATAGGAAATATGATCTCCAGCATCGAAGGGGATCAATCGAATGATATAACCATCCTCACATATACGTTTACTCTCATCAATAGCATCTACTGGTTTCCATCGTTCGCCTAATATCTCAATTTGTTGCTGTATAGTAATGATTCGAGTTGTCGGGCTACCCGATTCATCTTTCACGATCTCCGAAATAGGCTCTAAGAATTTTGATCTTAGATAGCCATTCTCTATATATCCATACTCTTCCATGATTCTAATATTTAAATCTACTTACAAGCCAAGCCTCTTTCTTTACTCCATCAACATATCCGATTGTGAACATAAAAGTTCCAGCCCATCCCTCTGCAAAATCATAGTAATCATTAACAGTACTATCATCATAGATAAGTTGCCCAGATCGTGGGTAAACTCTCATAAAGCCAGTCCACCATTGTTTAAAGAATACTATTTGTCCCTCTTTGGGTGTGGATGGTAGATATACTGTAGCCTGAGCACTTGTATAACCAATAATCAAAGAATTACTGGAGTTCAAATATGTTGCACCTGTTGATGTAATACTCTTTTTGCCCAGAGTTAATCCACCAGCGTATAAATCATAAAAGAAACCACCATAAGCGGGAGCATCACCGTTATTACTCGCACGCCCGTAAATTCCAGCAACAATCGTTTCATTTGCATTCACAGCCCAAGTACTCTTACTTACATTTGCAAATCCAAGCCCTACGATAGCACCACGGTGCGTATATCCAGAACTTGCTAGCATAGCATCTGTACCAGCCAAGTTAGCAAATATACCAGTTGGAGACATGTAAGCTGTCCCTGTAGAATAAGATGGAGGATTAACGGCTACAATTTCGATACATCCTGAATTAGCATTGAATCTAATCCTTGCGCCAAATCCCGTATTCAGAGAATAATCACCTCCAGAGGATGCAGAAACTATCAGAATTTCAGCAGCAGAAGCATCCAGCGTAATCTTATTACCATCTTCAAGCGTTGAAACTATCTTACCTCCAGACATGAACCAATCACCAATATTAGCGCCCTCAGCCAGTAAGAGGTTAGTAGCAATTGTTTCCAACTGAGCACCAAACGTATTCCATTTACTTGTTTCGGTTGGCAGAACATTAGCAAAAGATCCAGCATCAATGCGAGCTATGTAATACACTCCATTGTACTTAACTGCATCCAAACGAGTGTTAGTCCCATAATAGGTTTTAGCTGCATCATACAAGCCTCTAAAAGCCAGTACTGGGTTTTCTCCTTTATCGCCTTTGTCCCCCTTATCGCCTTTTTCTCCATCAACTCCATTCACACGAACTGGAGCACTCCAGGCTTGAACGAGATTATCAACTGTTCCAGCTATTACTTTGGAAATATCCGAAGCGCTGAGAGCAGAATCAAATACACGGATCTCATCAAATGAGGCGTTTGTACCAAACAAATTATCATCATACAGTGAAAATCCTGCATGAGCTTCCTTTGTGCTACCAATGTAGATCTGAGTTCCATCCTTGAATACTGTAATTGTCTTTTCATTGAAACGGAAAGCCAGGTGTGCCCACTGGTTAGCGGTCATTACCATGGACTGCTCAATATATTCCCTACCTAAATAACAGTTGAGCATCCAGCTCAAAGAACTCATATCGGTTTTAGCCCAGAAGCAAATAGTGAAACTTTTCCCCCAGGGCAAATCCATCGGGATCTGGCTCTCACCAGCACCATTGAGGTTCAAAATATAACCCCTGGAATCACTTGCTACAGTTGCTCCATTGCTTAAAGTGGCATTACGTCCTTTTCCGCTTGTGTCGGCTATACTGGTTATATCGCTTGCATTTATTGGCAGATGCACCATTGTATTATCCACCAGTGAGGATTTCTTTGCAATAGTGCACCAGAGATACTCCAGCGTACCAAGCGTTGGCATAGTCTTACTCCATCCAGCTGGCTCAGGTACGGATGTGTCAAGATCTGGAGGTGCTACTGTAGATCCGTTCTTTGCATATCGGTACTCATAATATTCTCCAGCGGATCCATTGATTCCATCGGTGCCAGGAGTTCCATCACTTCCATCTGTCCCAGTATCGCCTTTTTCCCCTTTGGCTACTACAGCCCAGTACACTGTATTGGTCGGAAATTGTCCTTTTCCTGGAGTAGGATTAGAGTAACGATATGTACATGTTTCGATGCCATTGTTGTAAGTAACCTCATCCCCCTTATAATAGGTATAATCGGGATTATATACACCACGGAAAACAGCCAGCGGGGAAATATCCCCTGATTGGCTCTGTACTAAAGTACCTTTCAGAATCAGCTGTCTGTTTGCCCAGCTCAATGCTGAATTAGCATCTCCGATACGGAATTTGTTGCCGTCCAGATCTAAGTAAGACTCTCCATCGCTGGTTACAATCTTACCAGTAGTTATAGTGTTTCCGTTTATCCTTGTGAATCCGTATGTTGTAGTGAAGTCTCTGAAATTATCATCTGCATGTAAGGATCCGATAATACCCACCTGGAAATAGTAGTTATTAGGATCATCGGCTGGTTCAACTTTCAGCTGCTGCTGTGTAATGTAAAATACACCCTGACTTCCAGACTTACTGCACTTTGCGAAAACATAGTAACCACCACTCTCAGTAAGTGTAACACTGGTTGCTGCCATATTCCAGATCTTAGCCCCACTATCATCAATGGTTAAGTGTATTAAAGCTCCTGCTGAAACATCAAACCTGTTCGGCAATCCGTTCACATTAGCCTCTAAAACAATATCCATTAAAATAAACTGCTGAGACTTGCTGCCTACAGTGAGCATATTGGTATCAATACTGTTCGGCTTGATATTCTCACTATCAAAATAGCCATCGGTATCATATACCATGTTCCTAAGCTCCTCAGTGGTTCTCCATGCTCTCCTGGCTTTAGCTGTATTTCTGAGCCTATTAGCTTCAATGATAATATCATGTTCCAGAACCTCCTGTACTATCTGTGTGGCAATTGGAACAGTTGTAATATCAGATATTGTCAATGTGTAATCATGCTCCAGCAGTAGATTTCTGGATAGCTTTTGGATCCTGATATTCTTTTCAAGGTTAAACCGAACATCCTTAACAGGAACATAATCACCAACACGGAACACTGAGGTTTCAGAATCAGCAGGCAGAGCATTGATAAAGTAGCTACGATCAAAAGTAAGTACATACTGTGCCCTTACAAGTTTTCTATTCAGATGAAAATCATCATATCCAGCATACCAAAGATTTTCCTCAGCATCATCTACATACGCATCAGGGAGATTTATATCTGTGATCTTGTATTTATCACCGACAACAAAGCGGAACGCCTCACTATCAGCTGTTGGAACGGATAACCCTCTCTCATCCGTGTTTTTGATGATGGTAAATGTTTTGGATGAATGGTTATACTCTTTCATTTCAAACTGTTGCCCAGCCAGTTTCCCCGTGATAAAAGTTATTTTTGCGCTGGTTTCGGCAATAAGCCATTTTGTCCCGTTCGTGTCTTTTTCGTTCAGGTCAAAATCCATAGTATTATCCGCAAATGAATAGATGGTATCACCCAGGGCTGTAACTTCACCCGTTCTGGCAGGATGTATATCGTATTGCTCTACGCCCTCAATGCTACCCAGTTTGTTTTTAAGATCCTCATCCTCAATGTATCTCTTTTCATCATCGGTAATGCCAATATACTCGCTCAGAGCGGGAATAACGGTACCATTGGATAAAGTATGAGCATGGTTGTTTAATCTCCTCATAGGTAATTGTAGCCTATCAGAATAATTACGGTACCCGCTTTTAATGTTTTCGGTACCACCCTCAACCCACAACCTGGTAATGATGCTTTTATCATCCACCTTTTGCTCTTTCAGCTTGTACAAGCCAGATCCTTTCCCCCACTCAAAGAAAGCATTTCCTGCTGGAGGGGTTACTACAGATCCAAATTTTCCTATCCTGATAGTGCGAACACCGCTAACCAGATCTATACGAAATTCATACCCATACTCATTACAAATATTCTGGAGCACCTGGAGACAGTTCTGTTTTGAGAATGAGAATGTTTTAGGCTCAGTAACTGGGCAATTAGCAGCATCAAAGCTCCATATACCTGGATAATCCCGATTCAAATTGTAGATAATAACCTTAACGAGATCCGACAAACTGTAAGTAAGATCAAAGGTTGATTTTGAGGATTTCCCGTTAATATCAGTATCCCTGTACATGGTTTTCATCAGATCGTACATAACACCATAGAATGTAACTTCATAGGTGAACCTGTTTTCTCCAATTATCTCCCTGTTTGCATTTGTTCTGATAGAATACTCATCTCCCCCAACCAGGATCTTATCACCGATTGAAAAATCCATTATTTCAGCAGATTGGATAGTAAGCTGAACGTTATCATCCCCCATCAGGGTGAAGTTCTGCACTGCCTGTGAGACAGTGCAAAACGGTTCAGTCCTGAAAAGGTTTATTTGGGTACCGTCTCTTTTGATTATTGTAATTTGTCCCATACTACAATACAATTAGTGTCAAAGGCTGTTATATCTTCAATCACGCCAGAAATTACAATATCATATTCACCTGGTGTAGAATAGTTGTGAGTAACCGTTTTATTGGTTCCAGACACATCATAGGTATGAGTACCATCGCCCCAGTAGATATTTAGGAGCTTAGAGCTGGTTACTGTTATTGAAGCAGTACCAGATCCAACAAACCTAAGCACTCTTTTCACAGGCTCACACTCTACCAGTTTCAGCTGAAAAGTACCTACCATTAGGTCATTATCGAAGCTCCAGCTTTTTTCTACATCAGAAGCGTTAGGGCAATATACCTCATATACCAATGGCTTAGCTATCCCATCATAATCAATACGCAAACGCTGGTTTCCTGCCTTTTGGAATTGCTGCATGAATATCTGGCACCATTCCACAAAGGCTGTTTTGCCAGATGCCTCTATGAAGCAATCCAGGGTAATTGTGCGCTCTTTGAAACGGGGCTTAGATTTATCTACCACAATACCGTGGTAATTGTCATAGTCAACAGTTAAAGCCTCTTTTCGCTCCAGCAAACCAAACAAACCTTTGGATGCAGAAACAAATACACCCAGTTGTTTGAAGTTGGTACCATCCAGATAGTACTCAACATCTGAGCTTGTAGATTGCAGTTTGAGCAGATCTGTTTGTGTCTTAGCAGCACCGAATAACATTACCTCATCAAAGGATCCTGCACATGTACCAATATTGGTATCATTGAATGAGAATCCCAGGATAGTTCCTGGCAGAGTAACTTTGTGCGCTTCAACTCCATCCTTGTAAGCTGTGAATGTGGATCCGCTTTTTACGAATGCAAAAAAGATCCATTGCCCAGGGATTACGCTCACCCATTTATCCAGGTAATTGTTGATACCACTGAAATTCAGTAACCATCCAATCTGATCCACAACTGGTTTGTAGAAAAAGCATAATGTGAAATCGGATCCAAAAGGAATATCCTTTGCCACATCACACAGCCCTGTACCATTAAGATCCAGAGCTTTTCCTACCTTAGCATCTTTTGTTAAAAATGCACCTCCAGAGAGGATGCCATCTACACGGCTTTTTGAATAGTCATACGCTTTACCATAGCCCTCTGGATCATCGAATGGTAAGTACAGTATTAAATCTTTATCTGTAGTCATAATGTTGAATTTAATATGAACGTTTATTATGTTTTTTCAAAATAATACCATGCCCAATACAATGAGCCTGAGCATTACCATAGAGATTAACAAATACCTGAGCATCGCTTCCAGCCGTTGCAATAACCAGGTTTGTATCATCAAAAGCATCTATAGTAACTATGGCATTATTGGCGACATTGACAGCTGCCTCACTGTTGTGCCTTACAAATATTCTGGCTACAGTGTAACCAGAATACCTGAGCATCGCTTTACAGTGCCCATTTAGCACTACATCAGGACTATCTACTAAATCCGAAATCTCATCATCAATAAAAATCCCAAACTCCTCACATTTACCCTTAAAATTATCTCTCATAAATTCAAGGGTTGGAAAATCCTCACTGATACAAAAATCTATACCTTTTACATACAGTTGTACCAGGTTATACACATTCAGCCCTGGCTTTAACTTCCATTGCCACATACGACATAAACCCTTTGTTATGCCGTCTTTTTTAAGTTGTTGTATTATTTCCATATTACCCCCCTATTCCTTTTGATAATAGTGAACTATCTTTATTTTCGATCCTGTTTAAGGTCGCTTTGATCTCTTTTAGTTCAGCAGCACTGGCTCCAGTATTAGCAGCTGTTTGTTGATGGTAAATAAGAGACTGTCTGAGTACCGAAATACCATCAGCCTGATTTATCACCACGGCTCCCAGTTTGCCCGCTACAATTCCTCCAGTTTCTTCACTTAGAGATTTTACAGCTCCAGTAGTCGGATCTTCAGTAGTAGCCGTATCTGTATCCTTAATCCAATCACCTATACCAGATAAAGCTTTATTGAATATCTCTCCACCAGCATTAACCATAGCTTCAAATTTAGCCCTCTCCTCATCGGTAAGCTCATTATCTTCCATAGCTGAACCCAGGTACACTACAGCATCATTGATAGCCTTAGCCAGGAATTGTCGTTTCAAGGCTTCAACAACCGCCTTTTTCAGTACTTCCTTAGTTTTCTCACCCAGTGCATCAGCAGCATCCTCACCTTTCACATAAGCATCTACAAGAGCATCAGCAAACTCATCTATGGCACTCTTAACATCGGTACCAGCCAAAGTCTCCATCATTGCCTGATCCAGATCCTCAATTTGCTGGTTAATGGTTTCTATTTTTTCCTCCCAGTCGCTGATTTTACCCTTGTCAGTTTTCTTTTTAGCTTCCTCTGCCTGTATTTGCTGTTTAATATCCTCCTGCTGCTTTCTAAGATTTTCCTTTTGCTGTTCGTATAATCCGAACATATCATCTCCCTCTTTAGCTTTTGAAAGAGCAGACTGGAGTTCCTGAATCTGTTTGGTGAGCTGAGCATATCTGACAAAATCCCAGCTCCGAGCAGCTACACGTGCCTGTTCTTTTAATGCAGCGATCTGATCGTTTATGAGACTAACATTCTTCTCAAAGGCACTTTTTTGAGCATCATTAAACACCCAGTAAGTATTATTATAGGCTCTCTCCAGGCGGCTGTAGGATTGTTCCAGAGCATCAATCTCTTTCTGGAGGTTCTGGATCTTCTTTTCATATTTCGCATCATGCACTTTTGCAAAAATGCTGATAACAGAAGTGATGGAACTAACCAATCCAGTAACACCACCAATAATATCCCCTGACATGATTTTGCCGACACTGGCAGCTGCATTGCCTAATTCTCCCATGAGATCCATTGCAGTGCCCAGACCAGAAGCCAGATCCTCATTTCCCAGGGCATCAAACATAGAAGCCAGCGAATTGCCACACTCAGTAGCTATGCCTGTAACCTCCTGAATTGACTTTGTGATCCCAATAGATGCTGTTTTTACCTCTTTCTGTGCATCATCAACATCTTTCTGGGAGCCTTTCCCCGAAAGAGCATCCGTTTTAGCTTTAGCCAGCTTCTTTTTTGCCTCCACATAATCATCAAAGAACTTTCCAAGAGCCTTGAATGGGTTCTTTTCTATGATCTTATCCTTTGCCTCATTCAAGCTATCAATTACAGCCTTGTAATCTACTGGATTCAGTTTCAGATCAGATTTGCTGAGCTTGTTTTGAATATCATCAACCAGCTTAGAGATCTCCCCAGCTGTTAGTGAATCCATATCCTGGAATAGTTTTTGCCAGCTATCAGATTGTTTGAGGAACGTACCATTCAGAGCTGATAATTCCTGAGCCTCTGCTTTACTGATCTGTTTCATACGCTCCTCATCACCCATTTTCTGAGCCTGAGATCTGAGCATAGAATATTCATCCTGAATAGATTTTTTCTGCTCCTCATAAGTACGATACTCTTTGAGGATTTTATCATTTAGCTCTTTCTGATTTGCCTCATCCTGTTGATTCAGATAAACAGAAGCAGCTGCTTTATCATCCTCACCAACCAATCCCGAATTACCATTTTTGAGCTTATCTTTAGCATCGGCAATAGCCTGGATTTTTTCAGCAAGTGTGCTGGCTCTGTTGATTGCCTGGGAAACACTTTCTTTGAAAGTATCCATAGCAGTTTTGGCTCCAGTGATCTCATCATACTGAATATTCAGGTTGATTAGGTTATTCGTTTCTCCCTCAGTCAAACCTCCGTTAGCCTTTTTCTCATTCAGTTTCTGAATCTCTTTCTCAACATAATCCTTATAGGATCCACCACCTTTGAGTAGATTCTTGAAATGCGTATTGGCTACATCCTCACCCATATTCTTTACCCAGCGGAAATAAAGCTCATACTGGCTTTTCTTATACTCAATTTCGCCATCAAATAGCTTATTCTGAGCTTTACTATAGCTTGTATCCTCATTGCTCCTACGGGCATCAAATTCGCCTTTTTCTTTAGCGGATAGTCCACCTTTCCCAGCTTCTTTCCTGGCTTTCTCCAGTTCTTTCTCTTCCTTATTGATCTGAGCGATATTTTGTTTATGCTGGAGTTCCAGGAGTGCCTTTCTCTTAGCGTATCCCTCCTCCATAATATCAATTCTGGACTGCTCCGCTTTCAGTTCAGCCTGGATCTGCTTTTCAGCCAACTGTTGTGCTTTATTAGCAGCTGAGTTTTCGCTATTTTTAGATGTTTTTTTAGGGATCTTTGCTTCCAGTTTATCTATTATCTTTGTAAGCTCCTTATATTTTGAGCCATTGATCTCTACATTTTCTCGCTCATCTTTCAGCTCCTTAATCCTGGCATTAATTCCAGCCTCGGTGTTCAGATTATCCGTTTTTTTATCAATGGCATAATTAACCTGGTTAAGTAATCCAAGCAACTGGGTAAGCTTCGTATTATCGGTGTTTACCTTTACTGTTTTGCCATTGATTTTATCAATTTCATCCTGCGTTTCCCTGGCTTTCTTATCAAGATCCTCAAAGCTCATCTTTGTAAAGTCCATATTATCAGCTACAGCCGTATTTGGTTGTACTGAATAGAACAGTCTTAACTGTTGGTTTACTTTATCTACAATAGCAGACGCATCTTTAGAGGAGTTTGCAATACTTGTAAGGTGTGCTGATAACGAAACTCTAAATGATTCCATTTCCTTATCAGTTGCTCCAGTTGATTGCTGCACGGCTTTTACAATCTGGTTAAGAGATTGATTGAACGCCTGAGTATAAGCGGATCCTGTGAGAGTTTTTAGTTTATCTCCAGCCTCAATAGCCATAGATTCTACAGCATCCCAGACGGCTTTTGAAGCTTGACGGATATTTTTAGACTGTTCAAACAATGGCTGTTCAATAGATCCACCTGCACCAGTAGGCATATAGGTTGTGGTTCCAGTATCATACATTGCTCTACTGGCAGTCTTTTTCAGATCCTCAGTAGCTTTTGCTTGCTTTTCAGCCAGCTCAGCCATAGCCTGCTCAACATATTTTGCTTTGATTTTCTCAGCGGTAGCTGCCTGAATTGCTGTTGTAAGCTCCTGGTATTTTGTCTGCTGCTCTGCCAAGGTTGAGTTTTCTGTGAGCAGTGTTTTATTATACTCCTGGCAAATGGCATTTACTTTCTCCAATGCTTGTTTATGAGCGTTACTTCCTTTTTCTGTATTCTGGAGTACCGCCATGAAGCTTCTCAGCTCATCGCTCGCTTTGCTGGTTGCATCCTGAAAATCTCCCTGAACTGTTTTAGCTTCATCTCCTTTTTTGGAAAACATCATAAATGCACTAACAGCTAATCCTAAAACAGTTGTAATCCATCCAATAGGATTTGTCATCATTGAAGCCCATAGAGTTTTAATTCCAAGCGTTAGCTTTGTAGTAACTGCACTCAGCAATGATGTTGCAACTGTTTGAGTTCCTTTTGCTGCTGTATCGGCTACACTGGCAACGGTTGACTGTCTGGTAGCTGTTGCTTCCAGGATCTTCTTTTTTGAGTAAAAATCAGTAGATGCTGCCAGTGCTGTTTTGCGTGCAATAGCTTGATTTTCTACAGCTCCCTCCAGTTTTTTCTCAGCTGTGGCTATGCGGGTTACATCTCCAGACTGTTTAGCCCAATAAAGTTCGTACCTGGCAGATTCAACAGCCTGCATTGAGGATACGGCTGATATTTTTGCCGTTTCCATCTTTACAGCAGCTGCTTTCACATTTTCACGCATGGCTGCCATTGTAGCAACGGTACTTTGATTCTTTGCCAGTACTTCCCTTTCAAGAGCTGCCTGGTAAATTACACTCTTAGCCGAAAGATCTGTTTTACTTAGGGCTTCTCTCTGCTCTACAGAAAGTACACTCATGGCAACCGCCTCATAATTTGCACTGGAGGTGGTTAAATTCAAATTTGAAAGATATTCCTGCTGTTGGGCTGTAAGAAGCTGCCCAATGGTAGCTATTCTCAGCTGTTTTGCCAGGTTCGCCTGTTCCTCAACGGTAAGCTGTTTTTGCAATGACACCGTGTGAGCTTCCTGAGCTGCTGTCATTTGTGCGGTTATAGCTGCTGTCCTACCAGTAGCAACCTCATCCGCTTTCATTAAAGCTATCTTAGCCTGCCTAACAGTATTATCAATCAAAGAAATGCCTGTATTTCCCTTAGTCGCCAAAGTATTCAATACAATGGCAGCCCTATAGGATCCATAAGATATAGCTATAGCCTTAATGACATTCAGAACATCATCCAGGTGCTCAACTACTGTGATAGCCCCAGAAACACCTGATTCAAGTACTCCCTGGTTTTCTTCACCAAGTTTATTCAGAGCCATATCCCAGGAATCCCCCAGGTTAGAGATCATACCAGTAAGTGAGGCAGATTGTTTTTCCATCAGGTTGTAGAATTGACCTCCTGAATTTGTCATTTTATTAATGACTTTCTCAACCTCAGGGAAACCGACTTTTCCCTCAGATACCATAGTGTTGATCTCCTCAGCTGTTTTGCCGTACATGGCAGCCAGCTCTCTTACCAATGGAATACCTCTACCAGTAAACTGCCTCACATCCTGGGCATATAAACGCCCTTGCACCATTGTGGTACCATACAGGTAAACAATATCATTCAGAGGAATGGAAAGCCCTGAGGCTATATTTCCAAGCCTTACAAGCGTATCATTTACCTTGTTTGCAGATTCACCATAGGCTAACAGCTGTTTTGCTCCACCTGCAACTCCCATAAGGTCAAACGGGGTTCTGGCAGCTGTATTTGTAAGTTGATCTATGAGAGCCTTTGACTTAACACCGCTGCCCAGCATTGTATCAAATGCAATCTGTAGCTGCTGAAATTGCCCACGTGTCTGAACGATGCTATTCACAAGTCCCATCATACCACCGCCAACTAAAGTACCGATGATATATCTGGCTCCATTTTGAGCAAATGCAGCTATGGACTGCTCCATCCTTTCTGATTCCTGAACGGCTGTGTCAGATACGCTCCGAATCCTACGTTCCATTGCCTCAGAGGATACTTTGAAATCATTTATATCCAATGTAGCAGCAAACGCCAAACCTCCATTTACATTTTCGCTCATTATAAAATACCTTTTACATAATTCTTAATATCTTCCTTAGTTTTAAGCTCTCTATGGATAACTTCACCGCCTTTTCCCCCAGTACCTCCAGCATCATCATCCGTATTGTTTGTTTTTACAGATCTGGCACTATCATCTAACATCAGCCGTACATTCATCCAAGAGATTCCCCAAAGCAAATAATCGTAAGTCCAGCCGAAACGCTCCAGAATTGCCCCACGATTACCCCACGGGCTATTTAGCCCTATTACTCTACTCGATCCGCTCTGGGTTTCGTCGTCGTCTCTACTTGTAACATCAATCGAATAGAGGATGTAAAATCCGCTTTATCCATCATTTGCTTGATTACCTGGCAAAGTTTGAGCAGCCTCATAGCGGTAAGGTGTTCCTGGAAGAACTTAGCCAGTTCATTCACGCCCTTATAGAGTGGATCAGAGATAGAACAGCAGTTTAAGACTGCAACAGCTGCGATCTTAGCCATCTGGGGCACATATTTCAATAGTTTGCTGCTTTCCTGGATAGGATTTTCTTGCAGATCACCCTCGTTGTATTCAATTTCGATAGAGAGCATACGGATAAAGTCAATAGTTCCCAGATATAGAGGTTTTACATGGAAATTTCTCATATATACCTCCCTGGTGGTACCTATATTCACATCAGCGATCTCTGTTATTTCTACATCCCAATCTTTCGGGATACGGCTATCTCTCCAGGACTTTGGATGCTTAGAGAAATACCTATTCCACCACTGGATCCTTTTAGGTACTGGTGCTGGAGTAATTTTTAGAGGAATTGAGAACTTTACACCATACTGGAGTAATGCCTGTATCGCCTTTTCCTCAATGTTCAGGCGTTCCTCTCTTGAAATATTTTCGTTGTCTTTTTCAGCCATAGCATTCTCATTTTAGAAAGAAAGCCCCCAGCAACATTGCAGGAGGCTTTCCTGTTATTGGATTGTCTCAATTACCTAAACCGTAGTTGGATCCACGTTGGTCTCACTGGCATGTAGCTCAGCCTGATATTTGATAGTAATCGGTACCAGGCAGATACCTTTTGCCGAATAGGTAATTTCAAACTTAGGGATGATACGACAGTTCGGGCAACCGATCAGTAAGCCCTCCTCTGGTTGCTGCCATACAGCCCATTCCACATAAGGCAATTTCTTTGGACGAATCCACTTTCTTGCACCAGCAACACCAGTAGCAGTACCTCCAAAGAATTTAGCCAGGGTATCCAGATCTGGATCCATTAGCGTAAGTTCCACAGTGGTATCACCAGTTTGATACTGAGTAATCACTTTACTTGATGTTTCCGATTCATGTTTTGTTTCGGTTCCATCTGCATCTTTGAGCGTACAAGTATCCTTGTACACATCACCAAGATCTTTCCATGCTACACCATTGGCGGGCATATCGGTACTGCCAGTAGAAGCAGTAACCCAGATCTTTTTTAAACCCATTGTTGATAATACAGGCATAATCGTTGATATTAAAAATTAAACTTTCTTTTCTCTTACAGTAAGCTCCAAAGCCAGGGAAACAAAGTGCTCATTATGATCTGGTTCCTTGATTGGAGGGTTCAGCATACCGATATTCCAGTTATAGCCTTTACCCACTTCATAATGATTTACCAGAGCTGTGATTACTTCCTTTCTCAGCTCTATGAGCCTATTGAAATTTGTTCTGTATGTAGGATTGACTTTAGACTTATCTACAAGATCTGGCACATGAATATTTACATTGATTTGTCCGAAACGAACAGATCCCTCACCATCAATAGCGTGAGGAACAATGATAACATCCTCTTTAGAATAGTCGGTTCTCTCATAGTCTATTACACCTGAGATCATAGCAGCTACTGGACTACCAGTAAGCAGCTCATACACACGAACAGATATTTCCTCAGTTGATACCATACTTTTGTTTTGCTTGCTTGATAAGTTTTTCCATCATAGCAGGAAATTCGGTTTTAGCTTTGAGTTCAGCAGGCAGGATAACATTGTACCCAATAGCCTCTACATAAGCAGCGTAATTCATTCCAGCAACAATGATGAGCGAAAAGGCAGATTTGGATCTTTCAGCCATTTGCATAGCCAAACTGTATCCAGCATCTTTACCCTCTCCAGGCTGGTTTAACCCACCAAAAAATACTGGTTTGCCATTACGAACCACTACATAGCCTATAGAGTTGGTTAAGTTTCCCGTTTGATCGGTGTAATTATGCTGTGCACGTGCATACTTCACCAGGCTTTCACCCAGATATTGAAGCATGAGTAGAATAGCTTTATTGAGCTGCTCCTGAAAGGATTCCACCTTTGCACTCACATCACCAGAATCAAACTTTGCACTTATCCCCATAACTCTATGTATTTTCTATTGAGATTATCTATACCCTGAATAGTGAACTCATCACAGCTACCATCCTCACAAGTGATCTGTACCTGAGCATTCAGCTCCAGTGTACCATTGAAGTGCTTAGGAATAAACACATCATAGGTATAGGCGTGCATTTGCCCATCAGTACCGATCTTTTGTTTGGCTGGGATCTGTTTATCTATTTGGCACTCGCAACCTGGGAGCCAATCACCATCAGCACCAGGGGTATAAAAACCGTTGGTTCCTTTGGTTAGCTCACCAAGTTGTTTGTATTTAAATGTTCCGTTGTACCTGCTCATAGTTACCACATGTTAGAGCCATCTGAAACAGAGGACACTCGAACAAATTCCGAAGCTTCCAAACCATTCTCAGCGCAAAGCTCCTGGATACGTTTCTCCAGGTTCTCAGCACTGTAACCCTGAGAGGATTTACCCAGACTATCACTGGTTAACACAATCATCTTTTTGAGTACCTTTATAGCAGCCAGGGCGATAGAACGTTTATCGGTTTCTGGTGCATACTCTCCAGCAAGATCTGTTATGCCAGCATCAGCAAGGGCTTTCCTTATCGTAAGGCTACTGGGGGTGTATGGTTCCAACTCCCCCAGTAGTGCATCGTATTTTGTCAAAGTATCCATACCCGTTACTCTTTACAAAGAATTTCAGTGAGAGCCTGAGTTTGTTCCTCAGTAAGTTCACCAAGTTTCTTATTGATTGAAGTTGCTCCAGCATTAGAGGCTACTGTGATACCCATAGAGATCAAAGCATCTTTCACCTGCTTTAGATCATATTCCTTTTCCTTGAATGTGATCTTTGCATCTACTGTAGCTTTCGGCTCAATAGAGGTAAGTACACAAAGTTTACGGGAAATAAGATCATTTACACGATCAAAATCATCGGTCTCAAAGGTTTCGCCTTTCTTGTAAACAGTACCAGAAACTTTGCACTGCAAACCGTTTGAATCAATTACTTTTAGTTCCATGATTATCCGATTTGAGTACCAGCAATACCGTTGTATTCTGATAAGGTTACATAAGAACGAGCGTTGCCATCAGCATCAGCAGGGATAGTCTTTTCAGTGAATCCTCTAACCTGGAAGCAAACAATAGCGTTGATCTCATTGATTACAGGAATCAAACGAGCAGAACCCTGAGTATATTCACCAGCTTTTTGACCAGTTGATTCACCTGTACGCCATTTAGCGATACGGATACCGTTGCCAGCATCAATGTAATCCACAGTCTTTTCTTCCATCAACTGGCTATCTTCAATGGCAGGCTGGATAAATCCAATCTTACCAGCAGGTTTGAACACAATCATGTTGTGATTCCACGGATCCAAAGTAGAGCGTTCTCCATCTTTCTCAACAGCCATTAACCTGGTGATTTCTCTCACTTGAGGCAAACCGTTAGAGGTAAACAGAGTGTTCAGCTGGTCGATACTTGCAATGTTTGCAGATTTATCGTTACCATACACAGCTTTACGGATCTGGAGATCTTGACGGATGAAAGAGATAAGCTCAGGAGCCATACACATCTCATCAAATACAACACCCTTGTTTTTGAACAGGGTAACGATCTGAGTAAGAGTGAGGACAATATCCAGATTCCCAGCTTTTGAATTGGCGGTATTCCAAAGCAAAGCAGAAACAAGCTTATTAGCCTGATCCATCAAATAATCAATCTCAAATTCACGTCCACCAGGGTTGTTGATCGCTGGTACAAACTTGGTAATACCAAAGTTTGAAAGTGCGTTAAGGATCATGTAATCCGCAACGTCCTTACATCCCAGGAATGCGTTTTGAACATCATCACGCAAAGTCTTTTCGATTTGCTGTACCTTTTGTCCCTCAGTCAAGAACGGAGACTTATAAACCTCCATCAACTTACGGTAAGTAGCAGCTTTCATAAAGAACTTATGACCGACACGAGGGATCTCTTCGTTCCAGATGTCGAAGCCATCAGAACGCCTCAAAGGAGTAGGAGATTCATCACCAATAACAGTAGCCATCACACGGAGGTGATACTTACCCATAACTCCCTCAGCTCTCAGAGACAACTGAGGCACCTCCCAATCAAACCACTCATCAGCGTAGGTTTTTTGGAATAGTGTAACCGCCCTTTCAGAAGCCTTATCAAAGGTTTTCTTCCAGGTTGCTAAAAAATCCAGGGGCTTTCCATCTTTGTGCAAGCCCACAAATGTTGAATAAATTGATTCCATTTCTTACCTCCTCTTAAAATGATTGGGATAATTTAATGTGAGGGTTCGCTTTCAGATACCTGGCAGTTGTATCTTTCTGACTTGCTGGAATCGGCAAAACTCGCCTCTCAAATAGAGCATATCCCAGGGTATCATCAGTTACATCAACAGGAGTTTCATATTCACGTACCGTAACCTCCTCAATAGTGAGGGCGTTCGCATTGCCAATAATGGCAGCATTGTTAGAGCCATCTGCTACAACCTGAACCAGGATGTTATCCACGGCTAAACCAGCAATGGCAGCGGAAAGAGTAATTTTATACTCATTGTCCGTTTTGTCGATTTTTGTTATGGATGGAGCAGCAGCATAAGTACCAGATACTGTAGCTAAGACTTTATCACCAACAGAAAAAACTGGTCGGTAATAATCACTTGTAACTAAAGTGATAATCTTTGCATCATCAGCATCAATTGCTTTCACTTTTGCAGTCTTTAAGATCTGCACTAATCGGGTTTGTTCGTCAAAGATTGCCAGGGTTCCAGCAGGGATAAGATCACCAACAGCAAAATTCTGTTTGGTAATATCCAAATTGAAACCACCAGGGACAATGTTCGGACTTCCCGAAAAGATAGGGCGTTCGCCCACGAATGAAGTTCTTTTCGCTTTCATTGTTTTGATGATTATTATTTAACTGTGATTGATTCCAACAAAGAATCGGCAGCTTCGTCAATAGCCTTTTCATTTGTTGCTTTTGCACCCTCAGCATCAGCGGGCATAAGGTTTTGAGTGATAAGATCCTGTTTGATTGATGCCATATAGGTATCAGGATCCTCATCATCAGGCACAGACAACCCCTTTGTTCTCCACTCTGGGATCTTATGTTTGGAAATAGCAGCCTGAACAGCAGCAGTACGAGCGTTTTTCACCTGATCTGCATCAAACTTAGCCAACTTTTCTTCCAAAGCCTTAATGCGAGCATCTTTCTCATCCTCTGTTTCCTTAGTCTCCTTAGTTTCTTTCGATTCTTTGGTTTCCTTAGTCTCTTTGGTCTCTTTAGAATCTTTCTTGTTAGCCCATCTTGTTGCTTCTCCCTGTGTTTCCACAGCAATTTCAGCAATTCGATTTGCTACTTTCTCAATAGCCGTTTCATCAGTCGAATCATCCTCAATACTGCCACCCATTTTTTCGGTTATCGTTTTAAGGTACTTCTCTGATAGACCTGTATCCTTACACAGATCTTTCACTTTTACAAAGAGCGTTCTATTCATTGTCTATAAAATTTGGTTTATGTGCAAAAATAATCATTTTATCTGAAATGTGTTTGGTGAACACATATTTTTTTCTTATGAAAAACGCCTGTCTATAAGGCTTTTGAATACACCTGGTGAATTTACCCACTAAAATATTTGCCTTTTTATTTGGTATATTACATAGAACACATTATATTTGCGGTGTGTTTGACAAACACAGATAAATAAAAGAATATTAAAAAGTTTAGATTATGGCAAAGTACATTTTGACAAAGAGGGTGAAAGGAAAGAAATTTGAGTATCAGGTTCTTGACACAGAAAGCAAAGCCATTGTTTCATCAAGAACATCCACTCGTGACTATGTGGCCTGTACAGCCAATGGGCAATTTTACTTTGGGAGATTAGATCTTATCGGAAAGGGAGATCATGGCAAAAGACTGTCTTATGCTAATGAGTTCCTGGCTAATCCTGAAAAGGCATACAAAGACTGGTTAGCATACTTTATTCCAACGGAACGCACTAAACAGAAAGAAAATTTACCTTATGAACAATTTCTTTTAGAGCGTAAACCGTGGTATGAAAAGGAAAAAGAGGAGTTAAACGCAATAGCATATTTATAATCATCATGGCAGATTTAATTTACATCAGAGTATTACAGCACGATACGGAGGATCAAATCCGTATCGGTATGGCTTTCCCAGTTTATGAGAATGATCTGGATAATCGTGAAAAAGCGGTTATTCAGACCTATGAAAAAGACACAGCCTGGTGCGGTGGATTCAAAGCAGCATGTAAACGATACTACAAGCGTATCGCTATAGTTAATGCTGAAACGCTTCAAGTTATCAGGACTATCTACGAAAAAAAGGAGGGCGAATAATGGCAGTATTGACATATACCATAGGTTTACCCGACATTGTGAAGTCCTGGGCAAAAGAGTACAACACCATTGACTTTATCAGCCAGGATCCTGTTCAATTTCCCCACAAATGGGAACACAAAAGAGATATTGAGATCTCTGCATTTATCACCAGTTGGCTCAGCTATGGAAATAGAAAGGCTATTATCCAGGTATCAAACCAGGTGAATGATCTTTTTATCCAGGCTGGCACGCCTTTCATGTTCATAGATCATTTTGAACGCTTCAAGTGGGAGGATGATAAACCTCTGTATAGATTCTACAAATGGGGGGATCTGAGGGCTATCTGTGAGGTTCTTTATAGAATATACAATGATTATGTTTTCATGGAGGATATGGTACTGGACTACAGCCGTGATTTTCCAGACAGCAAAAACAAATACCTCCAGGCTATCATTGAGTACTTTCGATTCTATGGCAAAGGAGTAAAGGGGATACCCTCTACATCGGAATCTGCTTGTAAACGTCTTTGCATGTTTATGAGGTGGATGGTTCGCCAAGATGGTATTGTGGATATGGGAATATGGGATAGGATTGATCCAAAGGATCTCATCATTCCACTGGATACGCATGTTCACCAGGTAGCCATCGCCCTGGATATAACCCAGAGAAAGCAGGCAGATATGAGAACCGCAACGGAGATAACAAACTATTTCAAAGGCATATTTCCAGGAGATCCAGCCCTGGGAGATTTTGCATTATTTGGTGCTGGAGTGAATGCTGACAAATAAACTTAGTGAATATAATATTTTGAATTATGAAAAAGACAATTGATCCAGTTAGATTGTGTATGAATCTAACATTAATATGCTGGACTTTATTTGTGATGCTCATTGCGAGTATAGGTTTTATTATTTTCTTATTAACTAATAATTAGATAGTATGAGTAAATACAAAAGAATAATTGGTAGCAGAGCTATATTGCTTGAGACTACAACAAACAAAGTGGGCACAACCATTAATAGCGGAGAAGCGGTAACTATTAAAGGAAGCTATCGTGGATATGAAATCGAAACGGATGACGGTAGACGTATAAAATGCGTTCCAAAAGATGATATTAGAATCATTAGAACGGACTTAAGAAAACAATAATTCAAAAATAGATAGATATGATAAGAGCAAGATTTTATGTTAATAAGAAAAAATGTGGCGGAGATTATCGTCCATTAAAATGGCCTATTAAGCACCCTTATTGGTGCACTGGCGAAAGCGATAACGATTTTGTGTTAGTCGCATATGTTACTACTATTGAAGAGCTTAAAGAACTTTGGCCAGAAGCATCATCTATAGATGTAGAAGAAGTAGAAAAAGTTGTATTTACCGATAGATTTAAAAAACCTGATTGGTATTAATGATTTGTAACTTATTCAAATTTAACCAGATATGAACAAGAAAAAGAATAAAGATGATCGCAAAGTATTGACTTTGCGATACCGCATAGACGAAGACAACCATGTGTCATTTATTGATCCGTGTTGTGATGAAATCCCTATCCAATTATTTGGAAACTTAATGGGAGCAATTTCCGATGTAGAAAAAGAATGGAATAGCGCTAATGAATATCAAATATCCAAAGTTCAGAAAATCATAAAATCGCTCAATGATTCAGATGTGTATATTGAACACATCTTTCTAATGGGAGGATGCTACAAGTTCTTTTTATTTCTGAAAACAATTTATCCGAACGCTGAGCCATACATTCACCAGGATAAGGATCATATTGTTACTAAGCTTTTCGGGCACCTGTTTGATATAAGGGGTATCATTGAAAGTGAATTTGAATGGCTATACACGCCTCTTTCTAATGAGGATCTGGATATGGTAGAATCCTGGAGTTTTTCCAGGAATCAAGTTCTACAGTTGTGTGAATGTCCTCATTGCGAGGAGCCTATAATATATGATGAACAATACAATATCATAGAGAAAGGATAGAGCTGATTCTTAGTAATAATAATCTAAAAGCATTAACTTAAATGGATAATCTACTGTTTGAATTACCTCCAGAGCAGGAAAAGGAGAAATCTCCCTATAAGTGTAGGCAGTGCATACACATGTGTCGATTGAACCCATACTCTGATAGGTACACGTATTGTAGTGTAGTAAACAGCAATAGTACTCCCTATGGGAAATTAAGAGTTAAGCCCATGCAAGAGGCTTGTGGGTTATTCAGGCAGAAAATTAACAAATAACATAAGGCTATGAAAATAACTTTAGAATGGGATTATGCTCAGGGTGAGCTTGATACCAAAACAATGAAGCTGCTTTGCATCCCTGGGAGGGGTGAGCGATTATTTGGAGCATTTGAAAAGATCTGTTCATTCTCGTATGAAAATAGCACAGCTGGAGAGGGATGGAGTAATATGGTTACTCACTCTAAAAAGAAACGTACTAAGAAAAAATAATTTATGTTCCGTTTTCATTCACTAACTTAATTTAGAAATATGAATAAATATAAAACAATAGTAGCAGATCCCCCTTGGAATGGCTACGGTAATTGGCGTAGTGGGAGTGAAAAAGCACTTGTAAAAAAAATGCAAGGCATTCACATTCCTATTCCCTACTCTACTATGACAATTGATGAAATAAAAGCATTACCTGTAAAAGATATTTCAGATGATAATTGTGAGCTATATTTATGGACTACACAAAAACATTTGCCTAATGCTTTTGAAGTATTAAAGGCTTGGGGTTTTAAATATTGCCAAACTCTAACTTGGTGTAAAACCCCAATGGGAACTGGGCAAGGCGGTGTTTTTTGTCCAACAACTGAATTTTTAATACTTGGCAGAAAGGGCAAAATGCCAAAGGTAAAACGAATAGACACCACGTGGTGGAATATAAAACGAACTAATAAACATTCTAAAAAACCTGATTTTTTTTCAAAACTTAATCGAAACTGTTTCAGAACCTCCTCGATTAGAAATGTTTGCACGCAGGAAAAGAGAGGGGTGGGACGTTTGGGGTAATGAAGTTGACAGTATCTGCCTATTTTGAATTTATCTAACGGAATAAATTTACAATATAAATATGAGATTCGCACTGAGGAATAAAACCAAATTGATCCAGGCTTTCGGAGAGGATGAGTATAACAGGATCCTCTCCAGCCTCAAACAACATGCTTTGGTAAGAGATATACCTGAAACAACCTCCCTGGATAACGTAAAGTACCCAATTTTGAACGTTCGTTCACCAGGTGAAAAGATCTACCAGTTTGCCGTATTGGGATCAAAATGGGATGTTATTCACGTTGCATTTTATAGAACTACAAACAAATAAAGAGGGGGAAACAGTTGGCAGCAAAGCGTATGAGTGGAATGTGGCTGGTAGATCACACCAATGAGCCGAGAAACATCGCACCCTGTTAGACTTGCGGACGTGATCGGTACGTGTACAAGGATCCAACAGTAGCCTGGGAAACTACCACAGCAACAAATCTCCCTTTTTATTTGTTTTATGTAATATATTAGCTAAATTTGCGTTCAATAAACACACTTTTTTATGATTGAAGATAAAGAAATAAAGAATTGCATCCGTGCCATAAAGAAACGCCTGGATGATAAGCGGGTTAATCGCTTTTGTAACTCCTCTGTTAAGATAGGATACATAAAATCTTTAGAGATCCTGGAGAAAAAGATTTGCAACTATGAGGATGCGAACATAAAGGAGCTGCCAACAGTACAAAGCCGTGCAATTGCGGTACTGGCTGTTGACTTCCTGAATGGAGAATGTACTGAGAGTGTTCTACTGGGTGTTCCCATTAAAGATAGATAGTATGAAAAGGAAAAATAATGGTGCTCAAAGGTTGTATAGCCTTATATGGATAAATATTCTACTGTATCCTTTCGGTTATGAGGTAAGCGGTGTTAGTTATGATATGAATAACGGCAAGAGAGGCAAGCGAACTATTCATATTGGTAGAAATGAGATGTATAAAAACAATCCTGTTATTAAATTATTCCATAGATGGGCAAACAAGCATTTAAAGTAATTCATATAGAATTGAATGAGCCATTCCAGGGCAAAAAGCATCACTATTTTGGTTCTAAGACTGCAATCTATGAGTACCTCACACCTGAGCAGGTGGGTATAAGCCTGGAAAGCCTCTGGAATGTAGATCTGGAAGCTGGAGAGTATCAAAACCGTTTATGCACCATTAGGATGGGCGTACTCAGGAGAAAACATACCCTTAGGGGTGGAAATAAAAGAAAGGAGTAATAATGTTAGGAGCAATTATAGGTGATATTGTAGGATCCCGCTTTGAATTCAACAATACGAACAGTACAGATTTTGAACTGTTCACGGATGAATGTAGCTATACAGATGATACAATCTGTACAGTTGCTATAGCAGATGCGATCCTGAACAAAAAGAGCTACAAGGATAGCCTCCTGAAATGGTGTAGGAAATATCCGAACCCGAAAGGAGCCTATGGAGCCTCTTTTGCTCGCTGGATTCATGAGAAAGATCCTCAGCCATACAATAGCTATGGAAATGGATCTGCTATGAGAGTTAGCCCTGTAGGAGGGGTTTTTGACAACTATCAGGAGGTTTTAAAGCAGGCTGAACTGTCAGCTGTAGTAAGCCACAACCATCCAGAGGGGATAAAAGGCGCACAGTGTATAGCCAATCTAATCTTTCACCTCAGGACTGGACAAATTGATAAGGATTCCGTAAAACGTCGTATTGAGCACTATTTTGGTTATGAGATCCTATCTGTAAAACGGATACGAAAAATGAATGGCTTTAATGAAACATGCCAGATTACCGTACCTCAGGCTATCAGTTGCTTTCTGGAGGCAAACGATTTTGAGGAAACTATCAGGCTGGCAGTGTCAATCGGTGGAGATAGTGATACTATTGCTGCCATAGCGGGATCCATAGCAGAATCATACTATCCGATCCCTGAGAACATCAAAAACCAGGCTTTGGCGTTTATCCCTGGAGATATGAGAATTATTGTAGATCAATTTTATAACACTATTCAAAATGGCTGACAATTGGAACAAAGAGGGTTTTTTCTCTGGGATCACAGAGGATTATTCAAATTACAGATGGTACAAAGGAGAGGCTGAGAATCCATTTACTGGGGACAAACAAAAGCCTTTTGCTGCCAGGTTATGGGAGTATGAGAGAGAGTTCCATTTCAATTACCTGGATTCACAAACAGATAAGCCATTGAAAGAGGCTTACCAGGAATGGAAAAAGAGCTTTGTTGAGGACTATTTACCAGGTAAATCACCAAACCCATACGGAGACACCACCGACTGGGAGAAAGTTTTTGAGAATGGTAAAAAGTAGCTTCTAAGCATTGCTTTGACTTTGATAATTGTTGTACTACCATTTATATACATCCTTATCTCTAAGGCTATAAAATCGAATAAAAAAAACGGGGGCTAATTGCTCCCGTTTCTTTTTACCTATACCTCCAGAAATTAAACCACTTTCTCCCCTCCAGGTACTCCAGATCATTCTGGTTCGCATAAGCCTCAGCCTCAAAGCAGATCTTTCTGTAGGCGGTGTTTGGATCCTTACACAATCGGATCAACCACTCAACCAGGTACCACAAATAAAACCCCACATAAAGCAGCTCCCTCATTTGAGCCGTGTGGATCCTTTCATGGTTTAACATACGCTCTGTTATAATAGCATTTTTACGCACAAACAGAAACCCGAACAGGTTAATACCAGCAAATCCCTTGAATGGGATGATGTTGTTTCTAATAATCTTCATTTTACATTTCCTCCATTTCTATTACCCAGCCTTTGCCAAATCCGTATTTGCGTTTGGCTTCCTGGTATACATTAATAACTTTAAATTTGGATCCCGCACGAAATACTATTTCATCCTCACTGGCATAGTGAGAAATAGCCTTTACGTCCACGCCCTTTTTGCTCTTGATAACCAACATAAGGTTGTCCCCGAATATTTTTGTACGGTCAATATTGGTAGTAGATGACATAAATGCCTTATTCACGTATTCTTTGCCCGATTTTAGGCATTCCTGTAGCTCAGATACATATTTATCCAGCTGCATAGTATCGAAGCTTATACCAGAGAATACAGTGCCGTTATAGCGGGGCATTTTCTCCAGAGCAGCGTTGTGGGCTGGGTAATACTTCTGGCATAAGCCTCCATAGTCCTCCACTTTGCCAAAATATGAATCAGTGATACCATAGCCATAGTTATTACACCATTTGGATCCGTATGTGTATCGGTTAATCAGTCCCAGCTCATCCTCTGAGATACCTGTTTTCTTGGAAAACTCTGAGATCCTATATTCTTCAGTGCTATGTTTCTGGAATCGACCGCCTACAGGAGTACTGGCACTGTTATTCATGGGAGCATTAATATACTCATCCAGAGCTTTCTTTGCCAGCTCATCCGTTTCACCGTTTAGCTTAATCAGTTTGCCCTGTTTGGATAGGTATTTCATGGATAGATCTTTCTTGTATGCTGCCAGGCGTTGATAGCTTTCGTTTACATTGTCATTCCATTGGCTACCATACTTATTCATCATCTTATCATACTCATCCTGGAGACGTGCAATCTCCATCTTTTCCTCAGTTGTGGCAAAGAGATCTATTGTAGATCCATCGGATCCGTTTTTCACGATCTTTATAAAGCGTGCTTTTTCTATCTCCTGGATCTTAGCAGCTGCCTGAGCTGTTAGGGCTTGAATATCCTTTGCGGATCCATTGGTAATAGCCACATTCAGATCCCCCAGGATAGCGTTTAATGGTTTACTCTTGCTTTTATATGAGAGAACACTGTTAGCTGCCTCAACCGCCTGCTGTATCTCATATTTGCCCTCCACCGTTGCCAGCTCTTTCTTTAGCATGTTCACCATCTCTGGAGATGTGGGGAATTTGTTTTTATCAGTAACCCAGTTTATCTCAAAATTGAGTTTTTTGATCTGATAGGGTAAATCTCCAGTGGATATTTTTGTTTTGAAAGCGTCAAACGCCCCATAAAGCTGCTGAACACTCTCCTCTCCATACTTTTGAACCAGATCCTGGTGATGTTGCTCCTCAGGAGAAAGAGGTTTGAGGATCTTTGCAATATCTTTCTGGTTGTCCTTGACAAAATAGGGTAATGTACCCTTGCTTTTTGCCTTATCCATACGCTCCTCATTATCTTTTACCCAGGTGTTGAACTCATCAGGCGTATCCTTAACCTGCTCAGAGCTTTCCATTTTGTCCGTTTTCTCTCCAGAAAGTATCTTATCAATCATTTGATCCATTTCCTCCTGAGTTGCCAGAATAGGTATCATATAACACCTACAGTTTGGATGCCAGCCCGTCCATTTGAATGTTTTAGGGTACCGACCTTTTAGATCATCGCAAATATCTACTACAGGATGGTTATTGGATAGCTTGATCTCAACCCCTACAACAAAATCCAGTTGCTGCCAGCGCTCAAAATCGGCTGATCTGTATGCGATATTTGTTTCAGTACGTGCAAGACGTTGAGCGTTACGATAAGAGGAACGATAAACGCCCTGCCCAGACTTGTATTTCTTTGGATCCTCATCAATCCATTTGTAGCCCTCAATCTCTTTATCATATACCCTACGTTTCCATATCCTGCCATACACAGGATACCCATTTTCATCCTCCCCGATCTTAACCCTAAACCTGCGATAGAACCTATCAGGATCCTGGAGATATTTCTGTATGGTACCAGCCAGTTTATCGGCTCCCGTGCCCTCACCAATAGCAAGATCCAGAGAATCCTCCAGTTCTGTTTTATATTGGTTAGTGTACTTCCATACCTTTTGAGAGAGATCCAGTCCCTCAGAGCCTGATTTGCGATTAAGGAAAGCATCCATTGCATCCTTATTCCGTTGAAAAAAGCGTGAATAGTGGTGATCTTGAATAGAGTGTTCGCCAAACACACCTTTAACCAGCTCATCATTGTTGCTTTCGGATAACAGCCATTCCTTTTCAGAGTTTCCACGGATCTCTTTGTACACAGAAGCATATAGGTTACGGAGGATCTTGTTTGCCTCATCCCCATAGCCATACTCATCAAAGGAGAAAGGTTTGCCATCCTCCAATTCTGTACCCTTTACCAGGTTAATTATCTGGGTTAAGGAATCCACGTACATTTTACGCACATTATCGGCATAGCCCTCAGTGCGTTTAAAAAGCTCCTGCTGGAGTTTCTTTGAATTGATATACTTAGCTGCCATCAATGCTGTTTTATTTCGTTTTTAACTCGAAGTCCTTACACTGGAGGCTTGATAACAATTTGCTCCACTTACTTAGCTTGCACCGACACATGAAAGGCTCGCCAGTTGCGCTCTTTTCGTGCCAGTCGTAACTGTTTTTGCAGTCACGGCAATGGTACTTAACCGCTGCATTAACCTGCTTCTTTGCCATCCTTTACCTCCTCTACTATCTTACAGTCCATCATCGTTACATTTGTGATACTACCATCAGGTAGAGCCACAACAAACTTAGGTGTACCCCAAAAAGTATGATACTTATCGACCACCTCACCCTCAAACGTGTGTTCAAAATCTCTGGGATCTGCATCAGCAGGGTACATTTCACAAGCTATACGGTAGCCCTCCTGGTTAAATTCAGTCCATCTCACTCTCATAGTTGTTATTTTTATGGTTATCAATTAGCTAACTTCAAATCATCCTCACAGGCAACCCCTTTGAGGAGCTTACCGCCTACATTCACCCGATAAACAGTGCAATACCCCAGCTTATTGCTGTATGAGTTATACACTTTGCTTATCCTGCCTATCCTGCCAACAAATTCACTCTGGATCTCATTAGCCAGGATCTCTACGTTATCGCCTACTTTAAATTTTGCTTCCATCTTATTCAGCCTCTCCGAATACATCCATTTTATTCAATTCCTTTTGTCTCTCTATAGCCTCAGCCTGTTCCTCTTTGATGCGTGCCAGTTCTGTTTTAGCATTCTTCACCAGGTAACTCATCTCCAAAGTGGTTTGCAATGACAAGGCACCAGCACCAAACTGTTTGAGTATGTCGTTAAGAGCATCAGAAACATCCTCACCAAATGGCTCCTGGAACTCATGCCCCAGTTTCAAGGCATCATATTTGGCTTTATTGGGATAATCCAACACATTACCCATGATAGTAAGCAAAAGATTCCCAGCACGGTTCATATAACCATCATGGGTTTCTTTTCGCTTCTCAGCCTTGATAACAGCTAACATCATCATTTGCTTTAATGCCTTTGCAGATACATTACTAAGCCCTTTCATGTTGTCAAAGTCCACGTCTGGAGTAAATGATTTATTGAGGATGTGCTTATTCAGGCGATCATACTCATTATTCTTGGATTCGCTTGCATCATCCCAGGTGAGATACTTGATTTCGCCTCCATTTTTAAGCACATACAGTTTAGCTTCCTCCTCAGCCTTTGGCAAAGAATTAAGGATCTCGGTAGTGGCAACCATAGCAGGGTTGGCAAAGCGATCATTCACATCTGCATCTGTACTCTCCATTGATTCCACACGGTCAATCATCGGCTGTACTCCAGCGTGCTCTACTTCCTGCTCAAACAGGATCACAGGGATTTTACCGATCACATTTTGCATAACCAGAACTTCCCAGCCCATAGTAATGCGCTTACATCTGTAGATAGTATCAGCCGTATAAATATCAATGTGATAAACCGACTTACCGCCCGTCTCAGTCAGGGTGTAACCCCAGGCAAAAGCCATAAGGCGTTTATATTGATCCTTGATAGTGTAAATATCATCATCCTTTGACTTTGCCAGGACGTTGAGTAACAGCTTTGGTTTGCTCTCAGCATCTTTGTAGGTGTGATAGAGAATAGCAGCCGATCCCTCAGCACCAGCCAAACGCTTGCACTCCCTTACATGTGCATCAAAGCGGATCTCTTTCAGCAGGTTTCTGTATGAATCAAAAGCCTCATCTGTTCCCTCGCTTTCCTGGAGCCATTTCACTGGTCTGCCATATAGGAACACCAGAGCAACCTCATTGATAAAAGGTTGATAGGGAATAGGAATCCTCCACCGTTTTTGATAACGCAGGAAATTACCCTTTTTATCAAATACTGGTTTGTCAGTACGCTGCATGATCTTATGAGTTTTCACATTGTACTCCTCCAGGTTCCTTTGCGCCTCATCAGCATGCGATCTCATAAAATTCATGGCTCTACCTACATCCTGGGATGCAAGCAGCTCAGCAAAGCTCTGTTGATAGCCTACAGCTGCTTTGACTTCATTCGTTATTACATTTAATAGTCCCATAACTTTGAATTTTGTTAATCCGTTAATCCTAACATTCTTTCTATATCATCTGGAATATCATACTCATTGTAATCAAACCAGCATCTCATCAAAAACATATCCCTCCAGTCTGGAGAGCATCCAATATCCTGCTTAATTTCCTCTTTGGGCTTTATTTTAAGCCTGCCCTCATCATCTGCTTTCCATGTCTGGATCTGTTCCAGTTCAATAGTTATCTGTTCAACATCAGCAGGGCTAACCAGGTCAGGATCCACACCAACCTCAGAGGCATTGATATGGTCTGCCAGCTTGTAGGCACATTGAGCTTGTAAGTTCTGGTAGTTTTCATCATTGAAAGCCCTGCTATTGTTCACAAAGCCCTGTATGTCGCAATTATCCACAACTCCACCACCTACTCCATCCTCATCCGCTATACATTTATGTTTCGGGATCCTATACTTTTTCTGTAGATGGGTAATACACGTTTGTATGTCGGTGGTTTTGCTTATCGGAAAACATCTAATATCAATGAGCTTGTAACCATCCCAAACACCAATACGAGCGTAGTCAGATCCAAAGCGTGCTATATCTGCTGTAAGGTAATGGGTACCAGTTGTAAGAGCCAGGATATTGCCAAAGATTGCTGTGATAGAATCATGTGAGCAAAGTGCGTTCGGGTTATCATCATACTCCCAGTTACCTTTAAGCAAACGCTCCCTTTTCACTTTGTCCTTTGTCGTTTTAAGCCCCTCTATATAGTCAGGATCAATAAACGGGTTTTCCTGAACCAAACAAGCCAGGTAATACATATAATCAGCAAGATCACCCCTTTTAGCTGGTTTGTAGAATGTCTCATACATCCAGTTCTTTTTAGGGTTACAAGTGACAAAGAGTTTACGCTTAACTCCCAACTCAGCATTTAAATGTCGCCCGATACGGGTTTTCAAAGTATCATAGGCTCCAAAATTGACCTCACCGCCCTCCTCAATCCAGCCTCCAGTGTACTCAGTGGATCCGTAACGCTCATATAGAGGATCACTTGGTTTATATTGGAGATCCAGCAAGTCAATACGTGAGCCGTTATAAAACTCAATGTAGTTATATTGCCCATTATATTTATACAGGGTATCATCAACACCATACTGGTTACACACCTTGTAAAAGGTGATAAGAGTAGACTGGGTGATACGCTTTAACTCAGCACGTCCGATAAACCATTTGGATCTTGGATAGCATAGGCACATAAAAAGAAGCCAGGCAGCACCAGTCCAGGACTTAGCACCACCAGCAGCTCCACCATACAAAAACTCAGCATGTTCATTGTCGGTAAGGATCCGCAAAGCCTCATCCTGCTTTTCGTGCTTTCTCCCATCACGACAGGTTATGAAGTCAAAGCAGCCACGACTGAACAGCTCTATTTTGACTGCAAGTGCTACGGGTATAGCCACCTCTTTCTTACTTCTTGCCATAGATCTTATCCAGTAGTTCGTTATACTTCAATAGATCATCAGTAGAAAGAGCGGATAGATCTGGAGCAAGCGATCCCGATAGGCTTGCATTTATATCACCCTCAATGGGCTGGCTCGCTTTGCCAAACAACCGATCAAAAATAGAATCTATGGTAGTAGTTCGACCATAGCGAATATCTGAGTTGATAGCAGATATTACATTGATAACCCAAACAGGAGTACTCCCATTGGCATCATCTTTGGCATTCTCCAGGATCTTCTTTAATTCACCTGGTGTACGCTCCATCAGGTAACGGATCACCTTGTAATAGTCCTCTTTGCTCAGCTCATAATCAACCTTTTTGCCTGTGAGTTCCTTTAGCTTTTTGTATAGGGCTGGCTTCCTGCCTGAATTTTTAGGCTGGTTCTCAGAGGTGAATCTGTTACCGACTTTATTTCCTTTTTCAAATAGTGCCATCCGTTGGTTATTCGTTGATTTACATTTATGTGTTCCTCAAACACACTTTTAGTTAAAAAGAAATCAGATAGGGAGCCTACCTGATCCTTTCACTCTCAGATTACTGTTGCTCTTGCTTCTGGTACTGTTCCCAAAACCATTTAACAAGATCATCGCCCGATTCATCATAGGCATCAAGTTCCTCCTCCAGCTCATTAGCCATATCCAGCACCTGATTCATTGCTTCCTGATCTTCTGTACTGGAGAAAAATGGGCTGTAGCTTCCATCAACATACTTCTGGATAACAGCCTTTTGCTTTGCGTTTAATACAATTTTGTTCATAACAATATCTTTTTTTGTAACTCATTGCAAATATAGTGGTTACAGTTTATACTTTTTGATAATATCCTTAACAGCTTTGGTGTACTTATCAGCTTTGCCATGCACCGCCTTTGTACTTACCTCAGCAAAGAACTCATTCACATTGGAGGTTGCATACTTACCATAGCCAGATTTGGCTTTGTCTTTTTTCCATTTCTTGTAAAGAGTGTTCACGCTGCTGGTCGCTGCCTTTGCATTCGGGGATGAAAGGTGTGAATTCCAGGTAGCGTGTGCCAGTTCATGTGTTATAATGTGGGCAACGGGTTTATTCGTTTTGGTTAAGTGCCCAGACTTATAACCAGCCTCAGCCCATTTTGCAACGCTTTGAGTAGTGGAACCCTTTCCGTTGAATACCTGTTTATTCAGAACCACCTGCTTTGATGCTCCATTAGCTGTAAGGTGAACACCGCCTACACCTGCATCCAGTGTAGCGATCTTAATATCTTTCTGCCTTACGCCCAGAACAGAGTGGAACCGTGAAATACTTTCCTTTACCGTTTTGTACACAGCAGGGTTGCTGATTGAAGCCAGAGACTCCATTTTCCCAACCTTACCCTTGTAGTTGGAATCATTTTCTTTCAGTCCACCGCTTTTAGGGGGCTTACTATTGCTATTGCTTCCGCTTGTTTTTGCCATACTTTTTATGATTATCGTTGTTAATGAACTGTTCAACATATACCAGACTGTTATCAGCGCAAAATTGCCTGGTCTCATCACCTCCACCATAAACCAGCAAATTAGGCGTTTCTAAACCTGAGATCTCCCTGGCTACTTCAAGCTCCTGCTTTAGATACTCCAAACGTCCGTTATAACCCCTCGTGAAAAAGGCATTGTAGCCTTTCGGTAATCCCATCTTGTTGTATTCCTTGAATTTTACCGATACATTGAGATCTGCATACACAAGAATACCGCACTCCTGGAAATAGCGACTGATCCAACGCTTTTTGTAGATCTGCTGTAATCCATAAGCTACTGGAGTGGTATCATACACAGAAAGGTTTGGCTCAACAATAGCCTTGCAACCGCTGGTTAGTATCTTAATTGGATCTTTCCAGATAGCCTCAAAACGGTAATCATCAACAAAGAAGTGGTAAGTAGCAACATCTTTCCTCAAACGACTATCAGCCCCCCAGGGTGCAAATGGTAACAGAAGTTTCCCTGCTTGCTTTTCGATCAGTAGGTTAGGAATATCAAAAATGTTATTGCTCTCATACAGGCAATCATTCAGCATCGAATTATAGAAAGCCTCTTTATCATCGGTTTCCTCCTCGCTTTCCTCTCCATCTGGATCCTGTGGTTCCTCTTTGGCTTTCTTTGACTTCTTTTTTTTCGGTTCCTCCTCATCATCACCAAAGGATGGAATTTCAAGCCCCATAAAATCGAAATCAACCTCAGCAAAGTAATCGCTCTGCAAGCCCATCGGATCCCATTGCCCGTTATTGATATTATCCCTGAGAATTATTTCTTTCTCATCATCCTCAGTTAAATTCTGATAGAGCACGGTTGGTACCTGCTCCATTTTCAGCTTCTTTGCAGCTTTCAAACGTTGGTTTCCTGCCAGGACTACCATTTTACCTGTCCGATCCGATAATACTACTGGTCGGTGCTCCCAGAACCCGTTTATACGGATAGAATCCACCAGTTTATCAAGATCCTTGCTGGTGATAGTTCTGGGGTTCTCTTTCAAAGGAACCAGCTCACTTATTTTCCTATAGACTGTATTAGCGATCTGCTTCATTCTCTGAATCCTCCTCTTTTTCGTTGCTTTCCTCCGTTACTGGAGCTGCTGCCTCATCTGTAGGCAGGTTTTCAATACATTCAGGACTGCCAAACAGTTTTCGTGCAGCCTCTGCCAGGATAGCCAGATAAGAATACTTATACTGAGGAACGATCAAAAGTCTCTCCCCATCTCTGAGAGTACCTCTTGCATAAAATCTCCCCCTGTAGTTGATCCCCAGAGGTAATGTGCCATAGATATACAACAGGTTTCCGCTAACCTTTGTAATGGTAGCGGATCTGTTGTACATATAGTTGATATAAATATGAACCTTATCGCCCGTTTTCATAGGCTTATAAGGGAAACACCTACTAACCAAAAAACCTCTGTCCGCATATCGCAGGAAAGCAAAGAGGATCAGCAGCAATAAAGCTGCTATTGTGGATAATATTACCATAATCAATTCACTTAGTTGATATTGCAAATATATAAAAAATATGTGTTTGATAAACACACTTTTAGGCAAAAAATGAGCTAAAACCCGAACACCAACATAGCAGCATCTCTGCCATGCTCATTAGTCTTACTATTCCAGCCCGTATATCGCTTAAAAGTGTCCTGAGTTAGTTTTGTAATGTTCCTTTTAGGAGCTACCATTTCATACTCAATACCCTGATCTTTCAGAAACTCATCCCAGATAGAAGCATCACGCTTGACCGATCCAACCCCCTGGAGCTTTTTACGCTCCTCCTCTCTGCTCATTCTTTCAGTTCCGAACCATGTTCTTTGTCTCGGATCCTCAACCCTTACAACCAGTTTAGTGCCATTCTCCTGGGCTTTCACCTGGTGAAGCTTTACCACTTCCATAGCCTTATGAATGGGCATTGAGGTTACTAATTCCAGGGATCGCTTACGGTTATCCCATAATGCAACCCCTGTATTTACTCCTGTATCAATACCGATATAGATCATTCCTTTTCTTCCTGGTTAGGTATCTGATACAAAGTAACAATGTCATTGCCGTTGCGCTCCTCTCGACTTGGTAACAGCATAGCCATTAAGCAATCGTTTGGAACAAATTTGTAACGGATCTCCTGGATCATTGGCAAACCTATAGGATGATCACTATGTATCTCAATACACCACAATCCGATCTGATTAACTGAGACTTTCACGATAGAGCAGCCATACAGAAATAGCCCATCTTTATATTCCCCATGCTTATCTTTGAGCGTTGCTGTTTTCTTTGCAGTCTCTTCCAACTGACTGACAAAAGAGCATTTCAGACGTTTTTTTCTCCAGTACTCAGGGAAATAGATACCCCTATGGTTTCTCTCTTTGTTAGGTTGGAAAAATCCCTTTTCGGTTGCTTCCAAAACTGCTTTTTTCTCATCACTTTCTTTTTCTGCTACTATAGCAGCATCATTTTTTTCTTGCATAACTTAATTATTTAATATGTTCAACAACTCCATTCTTATCAGGCTTGCCCCATGATCTGTTTTTATTTTTTTCAAGCTTATTGTAACAAGCTGTTATCAACTCATCTGCATTACAGCCAAAATGAGTAGCACAATCTAAAACAAGAGTGAGGCAATCAGCCAGTTCCTCCTTTGCATCAGCAAAATTTATGGCAGTATTCTCATTAAAATACTTATCCAGAGATTCTGTTAATTCCTTTGATTCTTTTTGCAAGTGGTATGATATAGGCAACGCCCTCCCTCTATTGAAATCCCCATTATCAAATGTTTTATCAGACCATTTAGAGGTTTGATTCATAAAATCTTGCATACGTTCTAATCCCTTTTCCATAATTTGAATCATTTACTGGGTGATACAATATCGTAAATAGCTCTACAGATAGTTTCCAGGTCAAATAATAATACTTTCATCTTTTGCTTACTTTTATTTTGATTCCACGCTTTTGATACTCTCTCAATGCACTGGCAATAGTGTAATAATTATCACGTCCTGAGACTTTGATAATATCCTTTTTCAGTTTTCTTGGTAGTACTCCCATATCACTTAGTTGTTTTTTTGTACTGTCTCATTGCTTGTGATAGGCTTCCAGTTTTATCCAGGAGCTTAGCCAGCTCATCAACGTTAATCATTACGCCTCCATCCATATAAGCCCATACTTTCCTCAGAGCCTCAGAGATCGTTTTTGCCTCTTTTTCCTCTTTCTGCTGGGCGTTTATCTCTTTATTGGTAACAGTACTCTTTCCTTGTACCTGGGCACTCTCAACGGCTTCCTTTACGGCTTTTACCTGTTGGTTCTCATCCTCATAACTGGCTGCCAGATCACGGGCTGCTTTGCTTGAAATAAGGTTGTTTTCAATCCTATCACGGATCTCCTGGGGTAAGCTCATCAGGGATAAACATTTGCTTACGAAAGCAGGTGATTTTTTGAACTTTTCAGCTATCTGCACCTGGCTATATCCAAACTCATCTTTAAACCGCTTGAACATAATACCGCTTTCGTACTCAGAGAAACGTTTCCCCTCATTTCTCATCATCTGCTCAATGTATAATTCCTCCATAGAAGCATCCTTTGGAGCTTTAAGGGCTTTTACAAAGGGAATCTCAGCACCCTCACTGATTGCCAGCATTGTAGCACGGTAACGCCTCTCTCCATCTACCAGTTTATACTTTTCAGTTCCGTTATCCTTGAATGGGATAACAGTAAGAGGATTAAGCACCCCTTTTGCTCTGATTTGCTCTTTCAATTCGTCCAGATCGAAATCCCTACGAACATTAAAATCATTCATCACCACGATATTACGGGGATCAATCAGAAAGATGTCCGTTCTTTTTGTTGCATTAGTTTCCATAGTGTTATTGTTTACTTTTTAGTACTTTAAGTGCGAGTAGCGGATCTTTATCACAGAGAATATTCCAATTCTTAATATTCTTATTTACACGAGCATGGCATCTGATACAAATACTACACGCTTTCATAATTCGACCTGAACCATATACCCAGTGCATGCCAGGGTATAAGCGAACATTTTTCATAATTTTCTTAGCAACTCTCTGTTTCATATCAATATCTAAAATCTGTAAAGTGAATAATAACGCCCTCAAATACATTGGATTTGCTGGATCCAAAGAACCATTCGACAAAGTCCTCAACACTCAACCCGTCTCCTTTTGCCACTTCCTGGATAGGTACCTGCTTTCCATCAATCCAAACCTGAGGATAAGCATCATCGGATCCGTATGTCATGGTTATTTTTTGCAGTCCTATCTTTGGCAGCTTTAGCCACTCCACCTGAGGGGAGTTATACGGTTTAGCACTCCAGGATCTCAGGGATAAGTACATCTCACCCTTATTGATCTTTTCCTCTTTCGATTTCCACCAATCATAGTTTGCCCTGATTGTGTGCCTTTTGTGAATCCCAGATCTCATATAGACTTTGTTTAAAATCTTCTCCTGGAAGTTAGTCGGTTGCCCAGCCTTGCTATGAGTAGCAGGGAACACCCTGGATAGGGTAATAGGGGCTTTTTTGATTTTTGTTTTCATTTCAAAAAGTGTTTATTGAACACACATTTACTTAGTTAATTACTTTCGATAACTCTTATTGCTGTAATGGATCCTCTCAAACATTTCATCCAGGCGATCAGCTATACGCTCACCGTATCTTTCAGAAAAATCATTTTCTCCAAGGTTGGATGTTGCTAATGTGAATAATTGCCTGTCGTATCTGGCATATATAAGCTCCGTTACTGGTGAGTACTCGTTACCCCAGCTCTTAACGCTTGCTGGCTCTGTTCCAATATCATCTACAAAAAGCATATCTATATTTTTCAACTTCTTGAAGTATGCAGGATCATCCCCTATATTTTTAGCCAGATCTAAAGCAGAAATACGGTAAACTCCCTTTCTCTCGGATGCAAAAGCACTTTGATAAAGAACTCCAATCATATTGCAAATAGCACGCCCAAGAGTTGACTTCCCAGATCCAACCGTGCCATAAAGTAATAAACCGACCTTATAGTTACCAGTCAGCCATTTGGCTGCTTTTTCAATCTTCTGCTGTGTTATAGCATCACTGATAAACTGTACATGTCTTTTTACAACTTCCTGCTGATAAAACATCATAAGCATCTCAGCTATGGTTTTCTCATCATAGTTAGTGATTCTAAAGCGTGTCTCTATAGCTCTTTCCAGCTGTCGATTCAGCACCTGCTGTATCTGTTGGCGTAAATTGTCTTCCATTTTTTTGTAATTTTTCGTAGAAACTATCTTTAACCCAACCTCTTATGGTTAAATAATCAGATTTATATTTTTTACCCTTAGATCCCTTGTAGTTATTTAAGATGTCAATCATCCCCTTTGTGTGATCCTCAGAGTATTCAGAACATAACTTAGCATATTCATCCTTAGTTAGAGAAACATAATCAGCATACTTATACTTCTTAGCTTTTTCAGCCTTTGTTTGCTCCTCTGGAGTTAATGGAGGGGGCGGTGGTATCTCTGGTGGATTCTCTACTGTTTTAGATTGAGGTTTAAGGATCTTAGCCTTTGTAACCTCACCACCTCTCTTACCTGCCTGTTGGCGTTTTTGGCGAACATCTTCATCCTTTACCATACGTCTGCTGTATATAGCCCCATCGCTTTCTCTAATTGCACACACACCGTTATCAATCAGCACGTCCAACCAGTGCCCTGTTCCACTACAATCTCTACCGATCATGTTCACAATCTCATCTTTCGTATATGGTTTGTGATTTGGCTTCACCATCACACCTCTCTCAACATTCTCCCACATATAGCAGATCATATCGAACCATAGCCCCCGAATATCAGGAGGCAGCACCTTAACCTCTGGGCACTTTAGCCAGTCCCCAACGTAAAAGGGCATTGCTGGTAAGTCTTGTTTTTTTGCCATTGCGGTATTGCTTTTTAAAAGGAGAGGGTACCAGGAATACCCTCATCCCAGAAACTTGTTATACTTCCAAAATTGCTATGTCTGGAGCAATCGTTTTGATCTTTTCCAGAACGGTATCAATGCAGGTATCACGGTACGTTTCAACCATCTCATTTGCTCCTGGTGAAACGAGCTGTAGATAAACATCTCCATCGCTCAGGTAATGGTCAAATTCAACCTCAATACGTTCTTTTGGAGTACCCTTGAAAATTGAAAGGCAGATAGAGAAACTCTTTGGCAGGTTACTTTCAACCTGTTGTTTGAACACGTCAGCTGTGGATCCAGATGGATCTTTTTGCTTTTGGATCTCAGATTTTGCTTTTGCAGTAAAGTTTTTAAGGTTTGACACCAACACCATACATTTCTCCTTTTCCTCAAACACACCACGGTTTAATCTCAGGAATTGTCCCAGACGTGCAGGTTCCCAGGCTTTACTTTCGTTGTTGATACCGAACTTAGCAAACACCTCAGATACCTGGACGGTGCCAGAAATAGTATTTTTGTTGTAGGCATCCGTTTCATTGATTGTAAGCTTAATGCTCATCTCTTCACGGTTTACTTTGATATTGGCTTTTTTCTGGTCAATTGTACCTACACGCTTTACTAACCAATCATACGGTGTTGAAATAACACCTGAAACACTGATACTTTCTGGAGCCTTTGTAGCTAACACTTCTGGAGCTTTTGCAGCTAAACCCTCTCTCACAATAATTTCAATAGGTTTTGAAACATCAACACCCTCATGAATGTGAACCTGTAATTTTTCTTCTTTTTCCATTTTTGTAATAAATTAAAATGTTTATAAATTATCTGTTCCAGTTTTCCGCAACATCTGGAAAGCGGTTCTTTGTTTCTCATCAGAGCGAATATCTCGCTCCTCCAGCAAATATCCCTCAGGAGAATACCAGCCAACTTTACCCTCATCTGGATCAATGAATTTGTAACATTCACCTTTAACATATTTTCCTCCGCTTTTGAGATCTCCCAGGATCCTGGAGACACGTTCTGCCAGCGGTTTGGTTTTGCCTTTGTACTCAGCCTTGATTTCAGAAAGTTCCTCATCCAGGGTTTGAATCATGATTGATACCTGAGCCAGCTCAGCACGTAAATCATTGGTCTCACTTTGATCAAACTTCCTGGTATAACTTCTCTCTTCGATCTGATCACAGCTATCTCTCAGGATTTGCGCTCTCTGTTCTATCGGATGATCCGACAACATAATTTCTTTCATCTTGATTTTTTTTAGTAAGTGAATATTATTTTAATTTGTCTCCTACTTTGAAATTGAATTCCACATAATCAGCCCACAACTTGGTGAATTGTTTGCCGAAATAAGCTGCTTTATCAGACGTTTCTTGGCACAGGCGGAACCCAAAGGTCGCATTCGCAACCGAGGAGCGAACATACGTAGGCAGATAACCGAACCCCGCATACGCACCATAAGACGCAGTAGCAGACAAAAGGGAACCCCTCTCCTCATCATTCATATTATCAATCTCTCTTTTGGTATATAGGGCAAACCACGGATAATAGTATAGTTTTGATCCCTCAGCATCTGGCTTAGGCTGAAACTCTTTACCCCACAGAGCACGGCTAACAGTTTCCAATTTCATCAAAGCAATAAGATGAGAGGGAACACCAGCCTTTTTAAGCTCAGATTCATCGATAGGAGCCTCTTCAAGAGCGTTACAAGCATCCTCATAACTCTTAATAGACTTGTAATCATCCAGAGTTGGACTAACTCTATTTTCAGGCTTGCAAAACAAAGCAGCTAAAACCTGTTTAACCTCATCACTTTTTGCTACATTAAAAGCAGCCTTTACTTCATTTTCTGTTACTTCAATTGTTTTCATCTTTCAATAATTTTAATCGGTTTATAATTTTTTTTATTATTCTTATTGCATTATCTACCCTGGTGCTTTGCCCAGGTGGAATATGTTCTATTAAAACAGGCAATAGCCTTATTAATTCTGATACTATTTGGTTAGGAATCATTTTCATTTGCAGTCCTCCAGTTAGGATCAGGATCTGGTATTTCCAGATTGAGATATTCTTTAGCGTATTCTCTTAGCTTCTCACAATATGTTGAGAATGTAAGAGTATCCATAGAGGCTGTAGATCCTGGGAACTCAATGATCTCACCCGTGTGCTTATTCACTACCTTATCAGCAGTCATTTGAGACTTAAAGAACTCATGCACCTGTTCAGGGCTTGTAAACTCCCAGCCCTCATTTATCAGAGCCTCTAAGAGCAGCGGATAGATACATCCGAAAAGCCAACCATTTTGATCTAATGATCTGGGTTTTCTTACAAGCTTAACCTCAATCATATATTTACCATCCTTATGAGCATTCAGGTAATCATAGATTGGCTTTAGATTAAACAACCCGCTGATTTTGTCTATTATGATCTTTGCCATACATTACATCTCTTTGCTTCTCCAGACTTACACGGACGGCTTTTATGGCATTTTCCCTACCTCTTAGGCTCTGGAGATAGTTATCTATCTCTGACTGATTTTGAGCAATGTAGTAGCCATCGCTTGTAGCTATAAGCCCAATAACCATCCCATTGATCCGTATATGATTAATAATCTTTCTGATCCTTGCCTCATCTACTTTGAAGCCCCTATCTTTGAGACGTTTGCATATATGGCAGTTCTTAACAGCGTTATCCTTTCCGAGCTTTCCCATTAATCCCTGTATCAGGATGGGCAATAACGTATATAGTTCATAATCATTCAATGGTTTTGTTTCCTCTGTAAATCCGTTCAGCATAGTTCTATATTTTTGAAAGTTCTACACTCAATCCAGGCTTAGCAGCATATACCACCTTGCCAGTAGTTCTCTGTATTTCTGACACAAAAATTGGCTCATCACCGTTATTCTCTGATAAATGAATCAGTATGATATTCACCACTTTGCTCAGATCGTTACTTTTAAGGATCTCTTTACAGCTATTCAGTTCCATGTGGGAGGTCATTAGCCTGTTCCTTTGTGATGGGAGTGTTCGCCCAGCGTTGATACTCTCAATCAGTTTGGAATCCGAATAATTGCACTCTATCAGCACATTGTTAAGCCCTGGCACCACGTACTCACACATACAGCTATCTGTGAGGAACATTATTCTACCAGTCTCAGGGTGATCTATGATAAATCCACAGCAAGGAACATCATGGCAGGCGGGAAACGGCACCACTCTGAAATTGCCGAACTTGTAACCTTTTCCCAGTTCTATAGATAATGCTCTGGATCCAGTTAGATCTTTTGCAGTCCAAACCTCTGGGAGTGCCAATGTGTGAATACCGCTTTCCACCACTGTTTTGATATACTTAGCGTGATCGTTGTGCTGGTGAGAGATCAGGCAGCCCACCACTCGCTTAATCTGAAAATCCAGTGCTTTCTTTATCTCCAGGAATCGGATACCAGCCTCAATAATCAAAGCCTCTTTTCCGTTATCCAGAATGTAACAGTTGCCACTGGATGAGCTGCCTAATACCTTTAGTTCCATATCAATATCCTGGATCTGGTTCTGTTGCTCCAGCTCCAGCCTGGGCGGGCTGTTGGTCTGTTACATCCTCATATTGAACATTTCCAAGATCTATCACCTGGGTATTGCCGTGTTCATGGATAAGATCATCACGTGAATCCCCGTCCGAATCATCCGCAAATGCCTGTTGCATTTCAATTGATAGATAACCATATTTGGAGAGCAGCAACCTGACAACTGTTTTCAAAGCCATTCCGTGGAAATTACCCATCCATCCTACTGTTTTGCTATCAGCAGCCACTGGGAGGTTAGCCAGGTTCATAAGGCTTTCGATTGTTGTTTCTGCTTTCAACCCCTTGCTATAGCGTTTGGCATGAGTAGCCATTTGCTCAACTGTCATGTACAGGGTTTTGCTGAATCCGTTCAAAAGCTCGAAGTAACAGAAGTACCCTATCACCTTATCCGATACCTTTTCACCATCAAAGGCAATCTCTCCAGTCAGCTTATTGACCTTTCTCAGTTCACCCTCATACACCATATCAGCATTAAGTGTACGGTATTGTCCTGTACGCATAGCCAGCTGAATGTAGCCTTTGTAACCAAGCTGAAAAGATGGTTCCATTACCTTAATCCAATTGCCTCTTTCATCTTTCTTTGAATTGTTGAAAGGGATGATATAAGCATAACCCAGGGCTTTGTTGATAGGCAATTTCAATACAGCAGCTTTCAGAGCCTCCATAACAACCGCTTTTGGTTCGCATAGCTGGAGTTTACTGTCGGTATTGTAGAGATCAATTACAGATGCAATAAATGCAGGTGCATTCTTAGAAAGGGCGTTCTGGAACTGTTCCATCACCGAGGGTGCATTCATTACACTTTTCAGTACATCCACTTTCTTTACTTTTGCTGTAGCCTGAACCCCTGTTTGATTTACAGAGGCTGGAACTTGTGATGCTTGTTGTGTCATAAATAAATATTTTAGAGTTGTTGAAAATCAGGTGTCTCATCCGCAAATAGAGTGTTGGTTTGCATGACCAGGCTCTTATGTTTGCTTACAGATAGATTGATAACCTGGGATAGAGTAGGAAGTAGATCATTCACGCTCTCACGGTTATCAATGAAAATAGGTGCTACAATGCCTTTTGATTTGCAAATAGCATTGATTATATCCAGTCCAGCATTGATTTTACCAGCATTGTTCACATCAGGATAAGGAGTACCATTCACTGTACAAACACAGGTTATTTTCTCATTGCCGTTCAGTTGCTCAGAAACAAAGCTGAATGAAACAAGCTGGAACATACCATTGATACGGTTCATCAGTTCATTATCCTTTGCTTTCTGAAAGTCAGTAGCAATAAATTCAATCCTCTCCAGATCAGATAGAGCCTGGTTATTCTTTGCTCTAATATCCTCCAGTTCATTGATACGCTTATTGCTTTTTTCGATTGTATCACGCTTAGCCAGGCGTTTTTTCAGATCATCAATATTCTGTGAGAGTAAGCGTTTACCCTCTTTAAGTTCTGAATCCTCAACAGGCACAGATTCCACATTCAGCTGGTTCTCCAGGTCGGTGATCTCATTACCAAGTTTGATCCAATTCTCATCAGCCTTAACTAAAGAACTTGCATCCTGAGCAGCTGGTAGATTCTCCTCCTGGTATTGCTTTTGTCCTTTCAGAGTACTCAGCTGGTTCTCGAGGTCGGTGATCTTAGAAAGTAAAGCATCTTTCTGCTTTTGCAGTTCTTCCTTTCTGGCAACCTTTCCCTTACCCTCTTTCTGGTTAGCCTGTAGGCGTTCAGATTTACGTTGGTTAAAATTGGCTTGTAGTTCGTTTTGCTTAGCCTCAATGTCTGCGACTTCAAGAGGTCGTTTACAGGTCGGACAAATAAATTCACCCTCAGGAATGCTCAACTGTTCAGCATTGATTTCCTTATACTTTCCACGCAAAGCAGATAATTCGTTATCAATAGTAGTAATCTGGCTATTGATAGTTTGCAACTGGCTGTTTGAATTGCTTATGTCGGTAGTAATAGTTTGAATCTTATAATCCAGATCACGGATAGCAGAACGGGCTTTATTGTTAGCCTCATTAGCTTCATTCTGGATCCTATTCTCAATCTGTGTACGTTCCAAGCGTTTATTGCCGATCTGCTTTTGAATTGCTGATTTCCGCTCATAGTCAGCCTGTACTGTTTTTGATTTATCCAGGAGTTGGTTGTCAATTTCCTGGAGTTTACCCTGTTTTTCTCCAAGCTCTTTCTCCAGCGCTTTCCAGTCCTCAGCCTCAGGCATTGCACGATTGACCTCATCAATACGTCCAGGGATCCCTGATATTTCATCTTTTACAGCTGCTTTCTTAGCAGAAATTTCCTTTTTGAACTGAGCCAAAGATCTGCCAGAGATCATGCTTAACAGCTCCAGGTATTCAGGTTTCAATGATGCTATTTCCTGGTCGGATACATCACCAGCCATATCCAACAGCATTGCCTTTTGTTTCTCAGCTGTCAATGATGGGAAATAAAGAGGATTGGTAAGCATTCGGAAAACATCCTCAGGAATGATAGAGGATACCTCTGCATCATATTCCTTTTTGGTTCCCAGCTTTACATCATTAAGATAGTACTCAGTGAAATGGCTCAACAGTTTACCAGCATTGGTACCAACTCCCCATTTTTCACGATAACAGCGTTTCAGAGTAACCTCACCACGTCCGCTAACAAGCAGAACAGCTGTAACTTCGTGATCCAGTTTAAGAATGGGCTTACCATCTTTATCAAGTGTTTTGATATTGAAATTGGTATCCGAGCGATCAGTACTATCCTTTCCGAATAAACACCAGATGAAACCATCAAGAATAGTAGTCTTACCCGTTCCATTTTCTCCGAAAATTTTTGTTTCTTTTTCATTGAAAGAAACATCCAGATTTCTAACCCCCTTGAAGTTTGTTAGAATTAATCTTTTTAAAATTACTTCGTTCATAATCATATAATTAAATTGTTATTTAGAGTTTCTCTTATTCATATTTTGATCCTTGTAAGTAGCCCATCTACAATTAGCAGGCTCATAGTTGCCATTTACATCTATTCTATCAATTGTGAGATTATCAGAATAGCCATGAGACATAGACCAGTCATAAAAAGCTTTGAAATCATTAACCCATTGGCTGCTCATCGTTATACCACGCCCACCATAGTTAAAATATTTATTAGCTTTTGGATTGAAACAGCGACTTTTGATATTGATCCATGTTCTGTATAATCTGGGCTGTGATTCTCTCCGAATATTAGCAAAATCATATTTTTTGCATGTAGAAACTATTTCTCTTTGCAAACATCCGCAACTCATTGTACTTCCATTAATTAAATTTCTGCTTTCCACATTGCAATTGTTTCCACAATCACAGACACACAACCAAATCAGATTACGAGATTTTGATTTGCCACTGACAGATATAGCTGTAAGCCGACCAAATTTTTTTAATGTTAAGTCGTTCCCCCTCATACTATAGATCATCTGTTTATTATTCCATTTATCTTTTCAGAAGTTTCAACAGCCAGAAGCTCAGCAATAGAATAAATCACCTTTGACTTTGTATGTGATCCACTCCTTACTGGATTCACCAAGTGTACAGATACCCATCTTTTTACACGAGCCTCACCAAATGACCTGTAAGCCTCTCTTTGGGATATTGCATCTTTGCCAGGAGTAACCCGCTTTGCATAATTTGCAGCCCCAAGCTCAGACATCTGCATACAGATATTTTTTAGCTCATATAGCTCCAGTTGAATCATTTCCTTTTTTATTAAATTCTGATTCAGTCATTTCATCATACGCTTTGTTGCATTTGCCAGCTCCGTAAATGAACATGAATGTGAATAGATCAAATATTATTATCAGCGTTACTACAATTGCTG